CCATGTTGCCGATTTTAGTATACCACCCAACATTGTCTGTCTGTGTGTTCGCTGTGCCGCCTGTGCCGCCGAATTTCCAAACTGGAGTCCAAGTACCTTCTTCGTAGTCATCCAACGCGTTCGCCGCCGCAGTATCGCCGTTGAATGTGAGGCCACCGCCAGCCAAAATCCGCATACGCTCGGACCATGTAATATCATTACCCGCAGTGCCGCTGGCGGCGTTATCAAACGTAATATTGGCTGATGACATTCCGATGCGCGAAGCCTCGTCTGTCGCTTGATATTCCCACGAGCCATCACTATCGTAATGCGCGTTTTGAACAATATATGCGGCTTGCGAGGCTTGCACTCCCGGCTGTGATGCGAGGGCCAGTGTGCCGCCGATCTGAACGAAATCGAACGCCGATGCCCACGTTGATGGCGTTTCGCCCACCCCGATGCTTTGTCCCGTAATGACCTGACTACCCCCCACAGTTAACGCGCCGGAGGTCGTGACACCGCCACCATCCGCTATCGTTATCGCATTATCGCCATCAGTGTAGCCGATACTCGCCGTTTGCACCTCGCCAGCCACATTTACATCGCCGCTGAAATCGCCCGTAGCCGCATCCAGTTCACCGCTCAGTGTTACATTGGCTGCGCCTGTGATGTTGTTGCTATCGTCAATGATGATGCCTGAGTTCTGGCCGGTCTTGCCCCCAGTGCCATCGAATTTTAATACAGCATTATCCGTGCTGCTGCCGGGACCACTAAAATCACCACCACTCCCTCCTCCAGCGGCCTCCCAATTAGGCAGGGTGCCAGTGCTGGTGAGTACCTGCCCATCGGACCCTATGGCGAGCCGCGCCAAGAAGCCGTTAGCATCTCGGTAGTAGACATCACCCGTTGCATCGCTGCCTACAGCCAGCCCGGCATTGGTTAGGATCAAGTCATCAGCCGACTCGTCCCATAACAGGCTCGACCCACTGGTTGCACCGAAGAATTGGACATCGTAACCCGTGTCATCTACGCCAACTGTTACAGTATTAGAAAATTGAGCAGCCGCCGAGAAGGTTTTGGCACCGGAAAAGGTCTGCGTAGTGGATAGGTGCGCGGTGTCGGCATCAAGGTAGGCCGAGGCTACTGCGGTGCCCTGCCACGTGCCTGTGGCTACCGTCCCTAATACGGTTATGGCAGTGCTTGAGCCTACATCCAATAGAACAGGCGCACCGCTACCGTCCGCTATTACGATCTTGCCATCTGTTGCACCTACAAGCCCTGTGCCGCCATAGGCTAAAGCTACCGCAGTGCCCTGCCATGTGCCCGTGCCTATCGTGCCAACTGTAGTAATGCTACTACTGCCAGCAATAGGAGAGTAGAGGGAGCCAAGGGCCGTCCCGCCAAGCGTAATTGCATCGGCTTCAAGCGTCCCGTCAACATCGACATCGCCACTAAAATCGCCTGTGGCAGCATCCAGTTCGCCCGTCAATGTAACATTGCGGAAGGAGGCAATATCTTTATTGCTATCTACGACTACCGCTTTTGAGGCTACAACCGTCCCAGCAGAAGCTGTATCGAGCAAATTAAGCTCGGCAGCAGTAGTTGTTACAGCTACCCCGCCAATCAACAGCTTGTCTTTAACTATATCTATAGTTGCACCACCAGCGGTTAGTAGCTTGTCCGCTGAAGTGTCCCACATCAGATATGCCGAAGCCGTGTCACCGAAGAGCTTGACATCGTAGCCTTGGTCATCAACCCCAACTGTAACAGTGCTGTTGGCTTGAGTAGCCCCAGCAACGGTTAAGCCACCCGCCAATGCCAGCGTTGAACTGGCTACGGTAGCATGGGGGGTGAGTGTTAGGTGTGTAACAAAAGTGCCTGCGGAAGCTATATCGTTACCAAATGTTACTACACCACCATCGGCTACATTCAGCTTCCACTCATCGCCTGCGTCATCGCCTTCGTCAGCACGAAGGGTAATGGCCAACGCTGCCCCTTCAATGGCCGAAATAGCAAGGGAGTCAGTGGTCGTTTCATCGTAGCCGATCTTGATGTTTTGATCGGACCCCATATACAGGTATTTGTCATCAGCTACGTAAACATCCCCCCATTCCAGCGAGGTAGACCCCAAATCAGCACCGCCTGCCGCATCTGGCAAGAATGTAGTGCCTATTTTGAGTGATCCGCTAATGGTTAGGTTACGGATCTGGTTGGAGGTTGTTACATTGGCAAAATCTTTGTTGGCATCAAGGACAATAGCCTTTGAGGCACTGGCCTGCCCGGCTGTAACACCCAAGTTATCGGCGTTTATGCTGCCATTGGCAGTAGATATTATGTTATCAAACTCACCATTGAGGTCGCTCGCTGTTAGCGTATCGCCCGTTGAGAATGTCGTAATGCGGCTTATAGTTCCCATAATTTACCCTTGTCGTTGTTCCCTTTCGGCTTCACGTTCCAGCCGCTGCATTAGTTGTCCGAATGTCATTCCCTGTTGCGCCAACTGCCGCAGGTTCACCCCCTGCTTGCCGAGTAGCTGTTCTGCCCCTTTTACGGTCCCTATCACTTTTTTGGTAATATCCATTTCACTAATTTGTGGCTTATCTCCCCTAATTGCTCTATTTGCGATTGGGCTTGCTGCGAACCTCTTAGAGATAGAAAGCATCGCCTGTGGTGAAAATGCGAGCATTAGCGGAAGTCCAAGTATTGCACTACCGAGGCCCCCTGCGCTGAAAGCCAGCCCCAATCCAGCGATACCCCTCAATAGATTGGAGAAGTTGGACCTTACTACAAGGCCGCCACCGAATGAGCGAGAATGGGACGCGCCAAGTAGTTGTAACACCCCATCATCACCAACATATTTTTTCAAATTGTCAAGGCGGCCTTCACTTTCTAATACTTCCCCCAATAGCTTGGACCTTTGCTGCTTGTGGTCAACATCGGCATCGCCAATTTTGGCACCGAAATCTTCTTTAAGTTGAGCTAACTCTATCCGGTGGTCGCTGTAGGCCTCGTTGGCAGCATCCATCTTATTTGCAATATCATTGCCTGCGGCATCCCTAACAGCCTCTTTTCGCAAGGTTTTTAGCTTGGCCCTAAGAACTTCCATTGGCCCCATCTCCATTCGGACTTTGGGTGCGTCTTGGGCTTTTTCAAATCGAATTGATTCCGTAAAAGCGTCCGATATGCTTAAAGGTGCATTTTTAGCCTCAAACCTACCCGAACTTCGCAATACATTGTCTAAGAGTTCTTTTTTAACAACTCTTTGCTGCTCTAAGGGTAGGTCGCTTGCAGTTCCATTTACATCCCGCCACTCTATGTCGTATTGATACTGTGCGTTTTCGGGTATGCTGCCCCTGCCTGCCCATTCACTTGTTACTGTTTCATAAATCGGTCTTTTATCAGCATCCACCCTGCCAGTATCTTTTTTCCATTTAATTAGCAATCGACCGCCGAAGCCCGTCTGCTCACTGCTTGGGTTGAGAAGGTTATTTACTCTCTCGCCAATCGCATCGCCACCCTCTTTTTGGAAATGTGTCTCTATCATGTCTTCTTTTTTCACACTATCAAGAAACTCAGCCCTTGCACCCCTGTAGGCATCGCCTTCACTGTTCGACATATCGTCTATTTTCTTTTGGATCTTGCTTACAATGCTTTTGATCGCCTCATCGGGGTTATTGCGAGCCTCTTTCATTACTTTATAGCTCTGCGTTCGCTTATCGGGATCTATCAAGTAGTCATACATCCTACCCACGGCAGGCTGCGGCAAGCTCGTTGTAAAACTTTGTATATACTCAGCAACCTCTTGCCTTATGGTGCGGCCCGGCTTACGAATATCGTCCATTAGCGGATCCGCATTGCGCTTGCGACTTGTTACAGCACCTTTGGCGGCGCGACCCCCTGCGGCTATGCCCTTGGCAGTTTTTCCAATACCATACGACATTGGATCAGCAACGGCATCTACCGCCCTCATGGCCTTACTTCCAGCTACCTTGTCGAGCTTGGAAGCCACTTTGGCTAATTGGCCGAGCTTCGGCACCTTGCCGAGCAACCCCGCTGCCGAAGCCCCGCCCGAAACGGGCAGTGTAGCTACGCTTGCCAGATTCATTACCCCTTCAACGGGGTATCCGCTCCTAAATGCCTCTGGTAGTCCTGTTACAGAATCTACAAACTCGCTGCCTGCCATTCGCGCCAGCCGCGTGTCTTCGTCTTCTTCTTGGCCCAATGCAATCTTGCCTGCTCCCGCCCCTATGTCGATAAGTGGTTTAAGCCCCTTCTCGTAGGGAGATGTTACAACGTCTGCAAATTGGCCGGGTATGTCTTCAATGCCCATCCTACCGCCCTCGCCCTTCTCTTCTCCGTAGTAGATGCGCGACAGCAGACCCCTCTCTTCCTCTTCTTCCTCTTTCTGCCCCCCAAGGCGAGCTTCGGCGCGAGCAATCCTATTTGCAAGCATTGACCCGCCACTTGCAGACCGCAACCCGCCTCGCTGCCGTGCTTCAGCCCTTGCTATTCTTTGCGCCAATGCAGAGGGCATTATTGTAAGCCTCTCTTATTCATTTCAGCCTTCAGTTCTCTAAGATCATCTGCGCTGAGACTAAGTATTTCATCTTCAGAGAGGTCTGATAGCTCATCGTCAGTAAATTGCAACCCGCCCCAACGACTTGTCTTTGCTATTGATCCACCCTCAAAGCCGCTGCCTGTTTCATTAAAGCGCGATGATTCCCATTCGGGAGTTATCGCCTGTAGGTTCCCCATCAAGCCCGCAAATACACCTTCATTGTAGGCCGTAGGCTTATCTCTGTCCGGTAGCTGCCGCTGTATGATTTTAACATCATTATCCGACATGCGACCCAGCCTCATAATTTGGTTCATGTAACCAATCAAGCTGCCCTTTACGGCATCAAATTCTTTTTGGCGCGTTGCTCCGGGCAACCAACCTTGCTCTACTGATGCCCCGCCCATTGTCAAAAAGTTTCCTTCGTCAAACAGGGTTTTCATTCGCTTCAGTTGGCCCGCTATATAATCGGCATCTTCTTGTTTTAGCTTAGACTCTTTGGCTTCTTCTGCTTCTTTGTCTGAAGCCTCTTTGAGGTCTTTTTTAATTTTACCCGTTACAGCCATTCTTTCCGTTTCAGCCCGGTGGCGATCAAGCCCCATTAACTCTTCATCACGGGCTGTTTGGCGAGCAATCTCAGCCTCTTCTATCCCCTCTGCTCGCATCTTGTCCGCTCGCTGGCGTTCCCCTGCCATAAACTCTTGACCACCTCGGCCAATGCCTGCCAACACATCGAACATGCCCTCGCCAGCCGTAGTGCGGGGCACTTGAGGGGCAACAGAAGGATTTACACGACCTCTTGTAAGGGCCGATATAGCCGTTCCCATGCGAGCTTCTTCTGCCATGCGGCGAGCCGCTTCTTCTTCGCGCTTGCTCCGCTTGTAAGCCCCGCCCAATTCGCCAACCGTCTGTAACCCCTGTAACACTAAATCGGGATTATCTTTGACGAACCCGCCAATGCCACTACCCAAGCGGGCAAGTTGCCCCATAATATCGCCACCCTGCTCACGAAGCTGACTTCCGATGCCCTGCCCGCCAGTTCTCATCTCTTGGCTCGGCATTCCAGACTCTTCTACGCGCTGCATGTCGGGGGCTTCTATGCCCGATGTTACAGCCTTGCGAGCGGGCTGTATGGTTGCCCCGCCCTGTTCGCCAACCCTTGGTTGACTTTTGTAATATTGTGATAAATTGAATTGCGATTCAGAATCGCCGGGCGTGGCTGAACCGAACCCCGAAGTGTTTTCCGCAGAAGCCCGCATCAAATCACTTGCACTCGGCGCAGGGGGGTTTTGACTTACCCTCGGAACGCCGCCAGAGGCAGCTTCGTCTTGAGTTGGGCCCTTTTCGTAAAAGCGAAACTTGTCAAGCCTCTCCGCTGCGCGATCCACCTCATCTTGCCCGTCCCTATTAAAGCCAAACATGCCCCTCCCGACCCTTGATTGGGCATCTTCCAGACTTCTTTGGTGATACTCTTCGGGGGTAAGGCCGCCTGCGCTGAACTTGCTTGGATCAACAGCTTCTACAATGTTTCCTGTAACATCATCCGCTGCCGAGCGATTGAGGCTGTCAAATAAACCCGGAGCAAACCGTTGTAACAGCGGCTGCCTTGGCTCATATTCCGATGCGGGTTCTTCTGGTTCGGTGCTTGTTACGCCCGACTGTTGTAACAGTTGTGATTCTAAGCTATTTGGGTCACGGGCTAAAACAGAATCTTGACCTACCCTTTCAGTCTTGAGAAACTGCTGCCTGCGGTTGCCGAAGTCTTCTTCGATTTCACCAGAAAGACGCTCGCGGTCTTGCAGTTCGCCCTGTAGCCCTTCGCTTTGTGGGTCAGATAAAGCTGTTACAGGATCCTCTTCTTCCTCTTCGGGGGCTAAGTCTTCTAAGTCGATCTCAAGTTCGGGCGGGTCGTAATCACCCAAGCCAATGTCAGTGCCTTCGCCTATGGGTTCTTGTGGCCGATCTGGTGCGGTTTGCTTTCCCAGGGCAAAAGTTTGCCCCGACTGCGGGTCTGTCCAATACTTTCCAGAGGCTTCAGCGTTTTGTTGGCGCAGGCGATCTGCCGCTTGCGTCCTTGCAGTAGATCGAAGAACGCCTTCGTCACTGGATGCAATGACAAAACCTTCTGGCGGGTTGTCTACCCAATCGGGCCGACCGCTACCACCACTCGTCGCCTGCTTGCTCTTGCCCCCCTTGGACTTAAATCTATCCAAAGCCCTTGGGTTGTGTGCGAGGTTCAGCAGCCCGCCGGTATTTGTCTGATGGTCTGTAAGATTAGTTTTAGCCATTATGATATCCTCTACCTACCGTAAATAACTTGGTTGCCATGTGTCGATGGCTCTGCGCTGGCCAAAGCCCCTTGTGTAGGCGTTGGCGGGTTTCATTAGGGTACTAGGATCAACAACGCCACCAGACAGGCCTTGGCCGCCAGATGCCATTGCATCACCGCCCCCGCCACCACCTCTCATCATAGCCACTTGCCCGCCCAGCCCAGCAAGTTGACCGACTACATCAGCTACCATCGCATCTTTGGGCATTTTGTATTTAAGAGCCGCTTGTTGCGGTGCGCTGCGCTGAAGCTGGGCAATGGCGTTAAGCCTGCGCTGCTCATCTTCTTGCTTGTTCTGTGCGCTCTCCATTGCCCGACCTTGGCGATGCCTGCTATACATGCCCGCGCCTGTTTTAACAGCAGCAGAGCCTAATAGTGCGATTGTAAGTGGGTCCATGTTATACTTCCTTTACCTATCCCTAAGTCGGAAAATTTCTTCAACGCTAACGCCATCAAGTGCCATCTGCACCTCGTCAGGAGTTAGTCCTATTCCGCGCAGTTGTTCTCGCTTTTGTTCAACGCGGTCTACTGGCGGTGGCTGCCCCGGCTTTGGTGCTTCGCCACCGTAATCTTCCGCGTTTACGTTAAGTATATTAGCGATAGCTGCCTTGGTATCGGTGTAACCACGCCCTTCCATGAACTGCTGTATGGGCTTTGATATGGCCGCCATAGCCTTTCCTCGCTGCTCGTCTGGTAAAGCGTTGGCAAGGGCAAGGAGTTGACCAAGCGACTCAGCCTGTCGGGCGGTAAGCATATCGGCCAACTGAGCTTTTTGTAACTGAGATTGTAACGTAGGCATACCGTCTATTGCGCCTACTTCAATAGCCCTACGGAACTCAAGCTCGCTGTTAAACTGACCCTCTTGCGATACGATGCGCTCCGTCTGCATACGTTCCTCTGAGTCAATTCTTTCCGTCTGCATGGCTTCAGCCGAATCCAATTCAGCTTGCGCCAGTTCAAGGTTCCCGCTGTTAATAAGGCCCTGTATTCTTTCAGCCTTCGTTAGGTCAATATTAGCTAAGTCAAGGCGGTTGGTAAGCTCTTTCTCAAAGTTGGCGTAGTCGCGCTGCGACTGCCTTTCGTCCATGTCAATGCGCTCAGTTTGCATCTCTTTTTCAGCATCGGTGGTATATTTAATACCAAGCAACTCTTCTTGCGCCAAGTCAAGGTTTCCACTATTGATAAGCGTTTGTACGGAAGTCGCTTGCTCCATCGTAATATTGCCAAGCGCAACCCGGTTTGCCAACTCGTTTCTAAGGTCTTCCGAGGATGCCAGCACCCGCTCCGTCTGCATTCGTTCTCCAGATTCCAGTGCTTCGGTCTGCATTCGTTCAGCCGATTCCAGTTCAGCATTCGCCTCTTCCAAATTACCGCTATTAATTAACCCCTGTATTCTCTCAGCCTTCGTTAGGTCTATATTGGCCAAATCAAGGCGGTTAGTAAGCTCTTTCTGGAAGTTGGCGTGATCGCGCTGTGACTGCCTCTCCTCTTGTTCCACCCGCTCCGTTTGCATGGCTTCAGCCGAGGCAAGCTCTGCCGTAGCCAAGTCAAGGTTTCCACTATTGATAAGCGTTTGTATTGTAGTTGCTTGGTCCATGCTCAAGGTGCCAAGCTCAACCCTATTCGCTAATTCGTTTCTAAGGTCTTCCGAGGCGGCTGCTAACCTTTCGGTTTGCATCTCTTTGTCTGCTTCGGTAGTTATTCCAAGGCCTTCAAGCTCTTTTTCTGCTAAGTCAAGCTGACCGTTATTAATGAGGGTTTGTATTCTTTCAGCTTTTGTTACATCAATGTTGGCCAAGGTAAGGCGGTTGGTAAGTTCTTTTTGCGCTAATGAGTAGTCGCGTTGCGACTGACGTTCTTCTTGTCCAACGGTTATTCCAAGGCCTTCAAGCTCTTTTTCTGCCAGTTCAAGGTTGCCGTCATTAATTAATCCTTGTATTCTTTCGGATTTTGTTAGGTCAATATTAGCCAAGGCAAGAGCATTGTTGAGTTCTTTTGTGAAGTTGGAATAGTCGCGCTGCGACTGTCTTTCTTCTTGTGAAATGTCTGCCTCTTGCATTGACTCAGCAGAAGCAAGCTCTGCTTTGACTTGATCAAGGTTGCCTTCATTAATGAGGCCTTGTAACGAAAATGCTTTTTCAGCATCCAAGGTCCCCATCCTTACCTTGTTGGCCAGTTCTTTGCTGAGATTTCTTGAGTCCTCATACATCTGATCTCTGGCAAGCGTATTCTGCCCGTCGAATCGGCCTGTAACACCCGCTTCCGCTAATGACTCAGCCTGCTGCGCTCCGCGCACTCCCTCTTCAAAGCGTTCTCGCGTTGTCGGCTCCGTGATGGTAAGCCCGCGAGCGAGGTTTCTGTCAGCCACGTCTTGCTGTAACATCGCATCGCTGCGAGCCATGTCGGCAGCCGACTGATACTGCGGTGCCAGCACCCGCGCCTGCTCTAACTGGCGATCTGCGCGACCAAACTGCGCGTCAATGTCTTGTCCTCTGCCCTCAAGCGATCTTGCTCCACGTAGGAAGCCGCTAATATCAGCTTCGCGCTCTATGGCTTGCTGATTGGCGATCTGCGCTTCCAGCGACATGCCCTCTTGTCGCTCTATGGCCCTTTGTTGGGCATCTCGCGCTGCCAGTGTATCTTGCCCGCCAAGGCGGCCTATCATCTCGCCGCCCCTCATGTAACGGTCACTGCCTAATTGCGCTAATTGCATTGCCGCTTCAAGTCGAGGATCATTTTGCTGTCGAGTGGCTTGGTCAGCTAATATGTCGGAGTAAGTGCGTCCGTATCCAGACCGCAATTCTCCCAATACGTCTGCCGTATCCCCACCCCCTCGCAATACTCCATACCGCTGAAGGTCTTCTACTGTCTGAGCTTCGTCTTTAGCTTGCTTGGCTGCAACATCTGCCATCTGTGCTGATGTAACAGCGTCCATGCCGCCTTGCCCCGATAGGTTTTGGCGCAAGGCATCCAGCATAAAGTTTTGTAAATCGGTTTCGTATTTAAAGTATTCGGGGTCGTATTCTACATCACCCGTTGCAAGCATATTAGGTGCCGCAAAGCCCGTTCCTATAGATGGGCCGCCTGTTGGGGCTGCCGCCTCTGCTATCTGTATGTTAAGATTTGGATCGGCTACCTTGAGGCCGGGCAACCCTTGTCGGGTGCGGGCAGCCGCTTCCTCTGCGCTGCTTATAAGCTCGCGCTGCGTGTCCATCTGCTGCTGCCGCAACTCAAGGTCAGTAACACCCCCTACGGCTTGCGCTGCGGCTTGGGACGGACCAGCACCTTGAAATGTTATACCGGGCTGCTCTCTTGTTACATCTACCTGCGGCTGTGCCGATGGACCCGTTGATGCACCCTGTGGGGCAACGAAGTCTTGCATCACCATCGCACGTAGGCTTTCAATATCATTAGGAAGACCCATGCGACCAGCCGCTATTGCTGCATCTTGCAGGTTGAAGTCGGTGCGGCCTTGGCGAGCTAAGTTACGCGCCTTTTCCAACTCGCCTTGGTAGAACTCATTCATGCCCGGATCTATGCCACTGGAAGTTGGCGGGGGCGGGGGCGTTGGTGTCGCAGTAGCAGTAGTGGTAGAAGCAGGCTCGTCAGTGGAATCATCCGGAGACACAACGAGGGCTGGGTTGCCTTGGCTTGGCGTTGCCGTCTTCGGAACACTTATGTTCTTAAAAGCGTCGCTGCGGGTAAAGTCCACCGCTTGCGTTGGAAACAGGCTTTGAAACTCATTAAAAGACATACCACCGAAGCCGGGGTTCCTTGCATTTGGATCATCCCCCATAACCCCAGCAAGGCCCTTGGTGTAGTCGGCAAAAGACGCATTGGGGTTAAAGCCACTATCGGCAATAAGTGCCCCAGCGTGGTGAATATTGTAGCCCCCCGAACCCATAAGGTCTTGGCCCGACAATGCCTTTGAAAGTGTGTCTCTATCGTATTGACCGTATTTCGCCCCTTCTTGTATTTTTCTAAAGCGAGGGTCTTTTTTGTAATCAAATGATCCGTTTGCCATGACCTTTTACTCCACCCCTATAACTTTTCGGCGGCGCATTCGGCCAATAGGCTTGTATTGTAACATTACGCGCCTAAAGGTAAATGGTTCGTCTAAAGCATTGTTGGTATATTTAAGCTGACTCATGTTGTCGTAGCCTATCAAGTCAGTATCTGCGTATAAAGCATCGGTGTTTCCACCCAACTTTGACGTTCCCAGCGTAAACGAGCCAAGACCTGCGCTCAATTCGCCCATCAAGATAGCTTCCGTTGTGCCTGTTATCTTGGGAGACTGCTGTAACACTTGAACGTCATATCCACTATCTTGCGTATCGAAAAAGTGGCGGGCATAGAGCCAGCGCAGCCTAACATCGGCCCCCATTGGCGCAGGCGATCCTGTTTCAAATGTAGCTGATATGGCCGAGGTGTCATCTGCGTTTGTCGTGTCATGGGTGTAGACGAACCCATCGAAGCCGCCCGCATGGGGCAAGTCATCTACTAAGCCAGAAGCATCCCGCGCCATATTGGTATAAGGGCCAGACCAGCAGTTTAGTAGCGTGTTATAAACGACCGCGTAGTTGTTGGTAGCCTGCGAGGCCCCATAGGGAATAAACCACCACACCTCGTTCATGTTGGGATAATATATTCCGTGGCAAAGGCTCAGTTTAGCTGTGTTGAGCTTGTCCCAAAAGCGACTGCCATCTAATGCTTGGCTTATCTTAGTGACTTCATCGCCGCCATTCCATGCGTAAAACCCATCAAGCCGAGGGAAAATCTGTAACCCCGAAGGAATTGTAACAATGCCCCGACCAGAAACCGTGCCAACTGGCGCACGGCGAGAAACTTGATACGGAACAGTAGCGTTGCCCGTTGGAGTTAGGGTGTGAACGCCTTCGTCAGTATGAACGGCCAAAGAGTTGCCGATAGGGGCAATGCCTGTAATGTCATAGTCAAAGTTGTAGTAATCGGTCGAACCCCATGTGGTAATATCGCCCGTATTGCTTCTCCAAAGCTGGTATTTTGCGCCATCTACATTACCTATCCATAATCTATTGTCCCAATAGGCGATGTGTGCGCCCTTCGTGAATCTACCGTCATCATCTAAGGCTGCTATATTGTTCGTGCCGCCTGTCCATGCTATTGCATCGGTGTCTACGCCATTGGTCAGCACCAGCGATGATCCAGCCAGCACCCACTCCCACACATTGTCATTTCCGGCAGTAATAGTTGCACTGCCCGTTCGATCCGTCCCAGTGCCGCCTGTGATGTCAAAAAACTTGTTACCCGATATTGCAAAAGTCTTTTCTACGCCCGCTAATGTTACTTGGCCAACGGCTGTTACAGTAGCACCGCTATTAAGAGCCGAGCCATTGAACTTAGAAAACCCTTTTCGCTTCTCTACTTGCCCCGCCTGTCCAACTCGGCAGTTGCTCATTGAATACAATGCGTCGATTCCCATGTCCTCAGTAGGGAGGTCGTATCTAACTCCTTTTGACCAAGGTCCGTATTGAACCGAGCTTGCGTTAATAGGCATTAGGAGAGGCTGCCTTCTAATGGCTTGAAGTCAAAAGCACCACCATTCATGCTGTCGCGGCGGCGCATCCGGTAAGACCGATTGCCTTGAACTGTAGTGTTTTGTAACAACCCCCGCTGGATGATCCGCTCCATCTCCGCTTTGTCTACCATAGACCCTTGGTCATCCCCTTTTTCTTGTTTATATAGCGCACTTATTCCAAAAACAAGTGCTGGCTGTAACAAGGGGTGGACATATGGGTCGAGCGAGTTGCTATCGTCATCAGAGGAAAAGTCTGGAACGAAGCCATAGTAGCGGTATTTAATTACATCCGTGCTGTTGTCGGGCTTGGGGTATAGGGCAACGCTAATGTAACCCGTGGATGAGTTGATGCCGTCAATGCTAACGTAACGAGGATCGCCTGTTTCGGAGTGATCCGGGTCATTAGCATCTAAGTCTTGGCTGCTCCAGATAACCAGCACATGATCTTCGGTGCTGTTTCTAAAGGAAAGAGGCTCGGCTACATCCGCAGCGAGGCTGTAACTGCGCTGGCTACTAACGCAAGTAAAGCTACTCTCTTTAAACAGCCAAAACCACTTTGCCCTTGAGGCAAGATCCTTAGTTGCGAGGTTTAAATACGACCTTGCACCATCTTTGAAGGTTGTCGAAGTAGTAGATAGGCCAACCCGGCGAAGCGCAAGCTGTATTACTTCAATATTAGTCAATGTAGGTCTACCCAGCTTCCATTAGCCCGAACTTGCAGCTTATTGGTCGTAGAATTGTATATTATTATGCCATTTGCAACATTGGCCAACGCATCTCGCTGAGTGCCAGTGAGTTGGGGTGCGCCGAGCGCGTTAAACTGCGTCCCGTCACCCCTATACCCAGCAGCAAAGACGTTCCCATTTACGGTTAGATCGCCATGAACGGGGTCTGCCATGTTACATCGTTGCTTCCGAAGCTATTTGGTCGAGATCATATTCGCTTAAATTGTTACCGTTTCCTTCAATCCACCTATTTCTCCAGATGTCAACAGCCTCTTGGCCCCGCTCGGTAATACGACTCGGAGGATCGGGAACAAATCCATCAACATGGGACACTTCGCCAAACGCCTTGACCGTATTGCGAACCTGTTGGTTGTTCATCGGTCTTTTCTTGGCGCGAGCATGGGTCTTGTTGAGGTCCAATCGCACACGAATCTTTTCTTTTACGTCATCGCTTGCATTGGCAATTACTTCCGCAATCTGATCGGCTGTAACACTTACAGTAGGGGGAGCAGTTGCCGCTGTTACTTTTTGTGCTTCTTGTGGGTCGATTGCTGTAACGCTCTGCGGCTGCTTGGGAGTTTTATTCACGGTAGTTTCTTTCTAATTAAAGTTGACCGAGGTGGGGCCAAAGCCCCACCTCGGTCAATGGTTTTTATAAGACTAAGCAACCAATCCTTGGATCACTACGCCGACATGGCCCGTATTATCGGGCGCATATGCAGCAAAGCCAACCAACGGCTCGGTTTCAGCGTCTTTAAGCTGGACAGCACCCGTAACGCCATCACTCAGCGTTAGGTTATCGCCTATAGCGATGGTGCCATCTGCGAGAATCGTAGCAACGCCCGCCGTTTGGAACCAGCCGTAATAACCGGAGGTCATTGCCATCGTTGTAACACCGGAAATGACGTAATCCGTGGCTGCGGTAGCCCCAACGACATTGCTCCATAGCTCACCAACGATAGCAATGTCACTTGCAGTCGTTAGCGCAACTTTGATGCCGTCATACAGGTAAATATCCACCTTGCCGCTCGTCGTGGCACCAGTGGCACTGTTCGACTTAATGCGATACTGGTGACCTTCGCCCGCATCATCAGTTATCTGAAGAAGCGCACCCGAATACTGATCCAAAGTAACGCTGGCAAGCGTAATCTGGAACTGCTTCGACCCAGCGGCTGGGTCAAAACCACTGGCTGCTGCGATGACGATATTGTCAGTCTCAACCAGCGAAGTAGCCGAAAGGTCTTGTGACACCAGCAGGCCCGCTGCAATAGCAGCACCCGTGTAGCCGTAACGATAACGATTACCGTTAGACAACTCAACGATCTGGCCAACTGGGTATTTCGGAGTCGAGGACTCAGTAAAAACGCCTTGCTGGCCGAAACCGCCTATGCGATTAACGGCAAAGTTTTGATTTTGAATACCCATTTGAAACTTGCTCCTTTGTCCTTTTCTCGGACTTAAAGCCCCATTGGCTTGGGACTCGGATGATTATTACGCAGTCAAGCTATGAATAACGCCCTGTCTGCGGCGATTGTTAGTAGTCAACTGAAGACCAACAATGATAAAAGCAACCTTCGCCATCTGGTTGGCTGGCTCGCGGAACGGGGTCTTCGCAAAGTTCATCCCATTCTGCATCTTCAGCTTCAGATAGTTCGTGTTGAGAAAATACATACGGCCCGAACCGCAATCGCGGTCATACTGGACCGGAATACCCCGGAAAGACGGCAAGCGACCATCAACGCCGGGCGAGTCTTTGCCCGTCAGACGCTGGTAGCCCGTTCCCTCAAAAATCTCCTCGAAATCGCCATAAAGGTCATTCGTGGTAAAAATGTGGGTAGGCTGCTCATTGCCTTCACTGATGTCGTTCCAAGTCGTGCTCATCCGTAACATTCCCTCGTAAAAGTTCGTGTTACTGATGGTTACAAACGAGGTGTCGCCGCTGGCATCGTTGGTCTTGTTCTTCCACCAGCTATTGCCACTAACGGTGATGCCGCCCAAGGTGGTCGGGGTGGTGCCGGGCGCATCAGCAATGATGTCCTGTAGCCCCAACGGAGCCTTGCCCGTCTGCGCCGAATACAACGAAGTGTTGATCTGGTCGCGCAAGGTCAGCATCGACTGCTGCGTCTTCGCTTCCAGCAACTTCATGGCCGCATCCGTCTTGCGGTTTTCCATTTCCTCAACATGGTTGATGGTAATGGGGCAACTGGCGTAACGGAACGGGTAAAAAGCCGCCGTAATGCCGTCTACGGCATCGGTGTTCAATACATCATACCCGCTGAAATACTCAGCCGAGTTGCCAGCATAGAGGATGTCTTCTTGGATCTCTTTGCCGCCATTCTCCATCTCAAGCGCACCACTGGAGCGAAAAGCCTCCAAGGTAGGATATGAGTCGAAGAAGTTGTCAGTAAGACGCTTGCGCTTTGCCCTCATGGTGAGGGTCCATGCCGCGTCCCATGTCTCAGTTGTTGAAGTACTAGCCACGATAAATTCTCCTGTAACAGTTGTTACTCTTATTCAAAGCCCAGCCCCTGTAGTTGAGACAAGACTTCGTTGTCGGTTAATGCCGATCCGTCCTCTGAAGCACTGACAGAAGCATTAGTTCGCAACGCATTTTTTGACGATCTCCGAGCTTGCTTGTCGCTGGCCCGAAGCTGTGCTGCGTTGCCTGCGGTTACGCCCGCAGCCTTTTCATACGCTTCTTTTACAGTGTAGGGCTTGTCGGTCAATGGATTAAGATGGGGGTTGTTATTCCGATCATTCTCCATCAACCGCAACATTTCCGGTGTCCACTTTGGGTTGCGAACATCCTCACCGTAGGCTTCTACGGCCTCATTTACGGCAGATGATGTGCGCTCCACGGCTTCAGCCCGTTCCCGCTGCTGCATTCGTTGAGTTGCAGGCCCAATAACTGCTTCGTTTTGTTCCATTCGCTGCAAAAGCGCGTTATAACGACCTTCAAGCTCGTTGAACTTCTGTTGCGTCCTCTGTTCCACATAAAAGTCCATAAAGTCCATTGCTTTATTTTCTTCGTCCGTGGACTGCATCCGCAACTGTTGCACCGGATCAAGTTGCTGTGGTGCAGGCGCAACGGCCTGTACCCGATCTGCCCATTCTCGCTGCATGTTGGTCAACTGGGCTTGCTGCGCTTCTTGCTGCCTGCGCTGGTCGGCCAAGTCTTGCATCTTGCGCGTATAATCGGCCTGCTGCTGCTTTACTGCTTCTTGGACGGGCTTATACTGCTCCGGTACAGTATTCGGGTCTACTCTGGCCCAATCTACTGCATTCGGGTCAAATGTCTCGGCACTTTCTGACTCAGAGTGTCCACTGTCATCAGAAGAGGTTTCAGTCGGAGTGTCTTCGGGGAAAAGCTCTACGGTGGTCGAAATATCCGCAGAACCGTCCAAAGAGTCCGTTGAAGTTGTCTCATCTGCTGATATGGAGTCCAAATCCAGTATTGCTTCGGACATGGTTTTTTATTCCTCCATTTGCTGTTGAGCAGCCTGCATAGCTTCTGCGGGTGTTCCCCCAAAAGACCATTGCGGACCATCAACTTTGGTTTTTTTCAAGTCGTTTTCGGATTTCCGGTGGCAGCGCGAACCGCCTACGGCATCCGAAGACTCTACTACGTTGTATTTTTTTAGCAGTTGCTGCTTATGGGAATAACTTTCTACCACACACCCAAAACCCGCATGATAGTTGCCATACATGCTGGAATTAGTCTGATGTATGCTGTTTCCCGAACGAAACGTCATTTTTGCCGTTCCATCGCAACTTTTGCAGTCAATCTCACGCTTTATGTCTTTTATTGCAGTAAATGCCACATCTTCTTGCAAGTTGTTACATTTTTCGCATCTAAAATCATGGAATACCATTAGTTTTGCCCCGGCGCACGTTGAACCTGCTGTGACATCTCTTGTGCTTGCGATCTTACCATAGAAACAATGTTGCCCTCTTGGCCACCCCGCTCCCGAACTTCCCTGCCTTCGGGGTTGGGCGCAGCCGCCGCACCTCCACCACCTTGTGCCTTTTGTTGCAAGGCTTGCATGTGCTGCTGAAGATGCTGTTGGGCAATGGCCATGACTTGCTGCTGTTGTTGAGGTAGCAACTGCTGGAACTCTGGCAGTGTTTGTATCTGGCCATGAATGCCCATGTGGATCTGATGGTTTTCTTCTGGTGTTACATTGGGGTTAGCACCTTTCATCAGATAGGCCACGTTTTCCATGCTTGCCAACTTCATAGCGTCTGCATCGGCCTGTTTACCGAGGTATTTTTCCGGGTCACTGACCTTAAATGCTTTCAATAGCCCTTTTATGGCTTCAGTGCGGTTGATTTCTGGCAGTTGTATCGTGTAGTTAAACAACGCCAGTGCATCTTCTCGCTCCAACTGCTCGGTAATGGGCGAAGTAGACCCTGCTACGATGTCGATCTTAAACCGAACTCGTAACATGTCGGCTGTTACAGCCTCATAAACGGGTTCCATCTCGTCTTGTGCTACGTTGACCAAGAACTCTTCGGGCGTATAGCGGGCATCTGCCATCATCCGCAGCGTGTTATGGACAGTCGTTTTGTAACAATCCGCTACCCGCAACTGCATCCATTCTCGGTTCAACTGACCAAAGCTCGCCTGCAAGCTCGCTTGCGTAGCGGTCAGCTTTGGCCCCCCTCCCATTGCCATCTGGCTTACGTTCAGCGACTGCTCCTCATATTCCCGCGCATCCCGCTCTATCCCCAACTGATCGGGAGGAGGGTTGCCAAAATCCATTGGACGAAATGAAGAACTGGGGTCTTCTACCCAAATAATATCGCCATCGCGGCCCTGTTCTAAGGTCTCTCCAATGTCGGCGTTGGCATCGCGCTCTCGCCTTGCCCCTAATACCGTGCGAGAAAAACGCTTGAGCAGATCGGCCCGGCGCGATATGGACTCTACGATCAGCTTCTGCGTGTCTTCAGCATAAGCCATTGGCGGCTGGCCATAAAAAGAGTCTTGCGTCTGGTCGAATTGCAATGCGTAATAAGGAAAGCCGCCATTTGTAAGGTAGCCCCCCTCTGGTTCAAACTCCCCCGTCAACAAAGGCTCGCCCGTAAACGGATCGGGCATTGTTACAGGACGCATCGCCAGCATCGGGTGGTCAATCTCTTCAATAGGCTCGCGCACCGACTCGGCAAAAGTAATACGCTTGCGGTGCATACGGTCATGGACCTCATACAGCACCGTCATCTTGCCTTGGGTCTTAGCATCCTTGACCGCATCGGCTTCTTCGCTTGCTGCGCTGCCTTCGACATCCGCTAACAGCGTATCAGTCGTATCCTCTTCGTCAATAGGCTGTATCTGCCGCCTGTTACTAAAACGCTCATCTTGCCGCACGTACTCCAGCGGCACCACCATCTTTTCGATGATGTAACGAGCATGGGACAACTTATGAGGGGGCGTAAGGGGGTCAATAAAGATATTAAACGGGTTTACCCTGTGGACATACGGGAAATCATTGGAAAGCGCATCATTGATAGTATAGGGGGCAATCATGTCGGCATCACCCGGTGGGTTGTAACCGAACTTGAGCCACCCTACATCACAAAACAACGCATCAAAGATAACCTGTTGCACTTCAGCCTTGGTGTCCATCTGCTCCAAGGCTGCGTTAGCTACTCGCTCTAATATCTCCGAGGCAAACTCCTTGCCCGGCTCTTCTACATGAAAAAACACATGGGGGTAGTTATAGCTGATACTGGCAATGATCTGCCGCGACAACGGGTAAAAGCGACTAACTCTTACCGTCTTGTCTTCGGGCAGACCATCGACCTCAAAGTCCAACTCGTAAGCCTTAAGCAGCCTACGCCAAACTTTGTGACGCGCTCGCATCCACACCTTGGTGTTTTCAATCGAACCACGCCAGAAATCTATATCAGCTTGTTTCATCGGCCCCTGCGCGTCTGCGGCTTTGGAGTGCCGTTAAACCCTTTAGCACTTGCACTGCTTTTCTTGCGTGCATTGGTCATGGGCTTTCCACTGCGCTGCGAAGCCGCCGTGGCTTGCGCCATGCCCTTGGCATCATAGCTATAATGTTTACCGCCGACCTTGGGCATATTACTTGGACCCTTTGCCCTTTTTCATGGTGTCACCACCAGCAGGCATGGGCTTAACGCGCTTGCCGCCCGCAGGCTTGGTCTTCGTTGGCTTGGGCGTTCCATTAAAGCCTTTCATAGTATCCATCCATCGTATGCCTACAGGAAACAAAGCCCCGTAGGTCGTTTTTTTTGTTGCCATAATTTGTAAAATAGTAACACCTGTAACAAAAGTCAAAGCCCCGTATTGTAACGTCCTTTCCTTTTTCCCCCTGCCGACAGTGAGTCGAGGGCTTGCTGTGCGGTGCCTTCGTAGTTTTGCTCTACGGGTGCAGCATGAGGTTTGTAACAGTGCATCATAGCATACCGCCACTCGTCGGCGGCATGGTCCTCGGCATGGGTGTCGAGGTCTTCGGGGTTGCGCGATGACCTCGGCAACGTCGGCACCGTCCTGCAAAGTGCATCATTCCAGCCCGCAAAGCAATGAAAGCGGTCATTTATAAGCGCATCGTTACAGACGCGCCAGCCGTTGATCCTATCGTTGTTTGCCCTTGTCAACCACAAGCCATGCTCGCCAAAAACATCGGCAGGCGAGCGATTCATAGCTTCGGTAAGCCTGCGCTTTACAAAAATGCTTGGATCAGCATATATAGCTTGCGGATGGCGGCCCCCCGTAAAAGGACAACCTTCAATGATAGCATTAATGTTATCGGCATGTTGCGAAGCCGAAGCGTTGCCTTGGTAGTATTCAGTGATCCTATAGACGTTATCATCGTGATCTACGGTATATAGGCCGAAGGAACTTGGCGAGCTTTCCCCATAATCAAGTGCGCCAAACAAGGGCCAATGGCTGGGGATGTTGAAAGAGGGAACAACGACCTTGTCCCCATACCAGTTACTAAAGAACGCCCCTACCATAGCGTCCCAATCCCCCGCCAGCCACGCTTTGACTAACTGCTCGTCACCTACTGCCTTCAAGCGATCAATGTAACCGGGGTCACTTTGTAACAATACCTTGTTATCTGTAACAAGACTGCGGATATACATCCGCGTCATCTTGTCTTGCCCTGTAGTTAGATGACCCTCTTCTGTTACATCGACAAAGTAACGCTTTACCTCGTTATGGCCGGGTCCACCGGGGTTGCCGGTAACACGAATACGCTTTACTGGAACAGCATGGGCCGAGCGCAGGCAAGCCTTGAGCCGATGGTAAGCCTTGAGGTTAGGCCATGAACCCACTTCGTCCCACCCGATCCACGTATATTGGTGGCCTTGGTAATGATCGGCATCCAGTTCTGTTTCAATATGACGTAATTTGAGCGTAGCGCCACCGGGGAAGTGCCACGTATGGGATCCTACCTTGTATTCGGCCCCCGGAAACATATCAAAGTAGATCGCACGGCTGCGGTCTACGATCTCGTCCAGTTCGGGGTAGGTGCGGCGAAACAGCACCCCACGCCAATGCTCGCCATACTGCTCTACGTCAGCAGCGAAATCTCCGAGAAGATAATCTGTCTTACCACCCCCACGCGCTCCACCAAAGAAGATTTCATCTACAAAAGAAGCGCGTATAGCCTTCTCTTGCGGTCCGGGCTGTGGCTGCCAAGGCATTGGTTACTTTTTTCCCCGGCGATGAGCGGCTCCGAGGGAGTCGGAGCGGGCCTTGGCCGAAGAAACAGCCTCATCCAAGGTCGTGAAAAAAGGCACCTCCTCGCCCGTTTCCGGGTCCACGCCCTTGTTCTTGGCAATAATATCTATGGCCTTTTCCTGAGAGACTTCCTCGCCCCCGTATAATGTGGGGATGTTTACCCAAAGGCCCTTATGAATCCGAGGATCTTGTATGGTTACCGTTCGTTCGGTGGAAATAGACCCATCGGGGTTGTTGACCACTTGCCGCTTTAGTTGAGTAAGCTCAATGCCGTCCGCTTTGAGCTTTTTGCGAATCAACGCAAGCTCCTCATCGGCATATTGCGGCTGCACTGCACTTTGCCCCGCCATTGGCTACTCTTCCTCTATTTCAAAATCCGCTTCAACTGATTCCCCTACGCCCGCCTCCAGCATCTGCTGGTTTTGCTTGATCCACTCCTCATAGGTCTCGGCGCGAGGTGGCATGTTCGGCCCCTTTACCTCTACGGTATGCTCAACTTGTATACGGTCATCCCCTACCTCAACGCGTATCTGCTCCAGAACCTTCATCCGCAAACTAACGCGCTGAGAAGGTATATGCTCAAACATATCCGATAATACCTGCACCCGCTCTTTACGATCCGCAAGGCGAATATCAGAGAAGTCCTGTTGGTATATACGAAGCTGTTTCTGATACTCTGCCTTAAAATCTTCGTCATTCTTCCACTGAGTAATAGCCGAACGCGTTACGCCAACCTGTGCAGCAATCTGGCCCGTCTGGCGGCGGCGGCTATACCGATCCAGTATCATCATCTGAATCGCTTCGCGGTGCTTGTCTTTTAATTGCATTATTTAACTGCTGTTATAAAATGAACTTTTGATTCAGTTACTCCGGGTTCTACTAGCATCAAGCCACCCTCAACTTCTTCTATCTCCCACCCTTTATCGGCTGCCACTGTTAGCAAATTAAAAATAGCCAGTTCTTCTTCTCTTTTATTCTTGGCACACTCACGCGCATCGCGCCGTTTCCTACCTTTAACAAAAAAAGGATCAATCTTCTTCTTCTTTTTTTTCATTCTATTAGTAACTCCAGATCGTAGGCCGAGGCCCATGATACGAATCACTGGTAAGGTCATCCAGATGCAAGAACCGACCTTCCTTGCCATGTTGCTTTACACCAATACCCGTAAACCCTAACTGCAAAGCATACTTCAACACCTCAACCGCCTTCTCGCCCCGACAACTGACATCCACCGCTCGACCCATCGTATGAGTGCCGGGCTTACCCTTGACAACCTCTACTGGATGCGCCACCGAACGATACCCCGAACTAATAACCAACGGCCCCACCTTGTTACGAAGAGCCTGCAAGCGGTCCAAGAAAGCCTCGTCCATGACGCAAGCTCCAGTATGGGAACACTTCAACTCCCGAAAAGTAAACGAAGGCCAGCGTTGATCGCTATTGAACTTGTCTTCTGTAAACGAAGTAACCATAGGATAAAATAATATTGTAACAGACCCCTTCTGTCAAAGCAAAAAATTTAGGGGAGGTGCACGAAGATACAAAGGCCCCCCCCCAAGGCGGGTCGATGAACCCTGAGTAACAAAGGGGGTTCAGCGGCAAGGCATTTGGGTGGGAGTATATACGGGTTCGTTCGATGATGAGCCGCCCCCGAGGGGGGTCACCTCGAATAATTATAAATAAGTTTATAATAGATGTAACATCCTGCAACAACGGGCACTTAGGACAATCCAAGCCCGATAATCCCGATACTAACGATAATGCCTGTTATAGTGAGTCTAAGCCCCCGAATAAGCCTAAACCCCGTCTAAGCCCCTGTAACGGCCTTGCAATGGCCAAGCGGCCCCGCCCATAGGCAAGGGCAAGGGCAAGGCGGGCTTTGGCCCTTGTGGGGCAACTGAGCGGACTTGGCGGGCTTTGTAGGTATGTAACAAGGATGCCATCGGGAGATTTAGCCCCCATTGACGTTATCCCCCCCCTCATTTGCTTTGTTGCACTAGCTTAGGCTTAGGCCTTGGGGCCTTGGTTCCTTGGTTCCTTGGTGGGGTCCTTGGGCCTTGCCTTGGACCTTGGGCCTTGGGGCCTTGGGCTTAGTACTAGTCTAGTACTAAGACTAAGCCTAAGACTAAGACTAGTACTAGGGGCATGCTTGCGGCTGGCTTGTATCTGGAAAGTGAGTAATTGTTACAAGTTTGCGGGGGGGGCTGGTGGACTTCGACGGGCAATTGTTACTTTTTTTTGGCTTGTTTGGGGCTTGCAAACTTTGCAGAAAATCGGGCTGAAAATTTCAAAATGTGGATACCTGGTGGTAATTGTTACCTCAAAACGGGCTACTGTAACAAACAAAACAAAGCCCCCGCCGATACTCTGACGGGGGCTTGCTTGGGGGCTTTGGGGCTTAGTCTACTCCTCCGGCTGATACCAATAAGGTCGATCTTTATTGACGATGTTCAGCCGCTCTAATTCCCGCTGCAATCGCCGTTCCGCTTTGCGGGCCTTGCGTAGCTGCTTGCGCTTCGACAGTCGCTGCTTCTTATCCATTTCTAAACCCCCCCAAAGCCCGCATCAGCAAACAAGCCCCCGATGTAATCATGGGCACCATCCAAAGTCTCTATCGCCTTGCTGCCCCCGCTGTGACGGGTGTTAATGCGGGGGATATGTATGTCATAGCCCGGTAGGATAAAGCCCTTGCTACTACCCTCACCATAGCCCCCGCCATCGGTCTGAGCTAATAGCTTGCGGCTTCGCTCCTGACAGGCAAAAATAACACGACGAAGCATGCCGGGGTTCGCCAAGCAAAACGCTACCCGGTCTAAGTCCATACCTTCGCCCATTTCGATAATCGGAAATGTTACAAACCAATTTTGAAACCCGTGTCGGCTATCGCTTTGGCACGAGCTTATATATTGCAATTCAACCGCTACCCCTTGGTGCTCTAATGACTGTATTGCTGATAGCAAAGCAACCCCCCGGTTGAATATTTCCGCTTCGTCAGTATGACCACCACAACCCCCCTCTATCAAGATCTTGCAAAGGGGCCTATCGGGTTGCGGTTGCAAGTATTGCATATTCGCGGGTTCGCCCGAAATATAAAGGGGCACATTGGGAATCGACCCCGCTACGTCGAAGGTCCAATCATCTTTGTATAGGTGTGAATCGCCAGACCCAACCATTAGGCTTCGCAGTTGCTCAGTTGCGCGGGGGAAACCGTCCAAAGCCATTTCAAAATATTTAGCGCGAACCGCTTCGCCGTCCTTGCAATCCTTTGTCTCTACAGCATCCCAACCCCCCCCGCTATAGCTCCTTGCCGATGCTTCGACCCTACAGACCTTGTCACTTGTCTTTAGCCAGTCAATAAGGCTTGTCAATGAGGGGGCTTCGATGGCGATATAATCCCCTTTAACTTCGCCCTTGTATTTCGTATCGACCCACATATTAATTATCCCCCTTTGCCTTGGCTTTAATCTTACGAACCTGTGCGGGGTCTAAGCCCTTCCAGACGAAGGCTTCTTCTACCCAGTCGCGCTTGACATCGGCACGTAAGAGATCCATCCCCTTTAAAGCCGCGCGGGGGCTTATAATGTGGTTAAGCCCTAATTGCTCAACCGCCACGGACCAAGCCTTAACATCGGCGAAGTAGTGGTCTAAATCGGCTTGACTATAGGATCGCTTAACTTTGTAATCGATCGGCTTTTCTTCGCCCTCAAAATCAACCTGTGCAATCGCCGCCGTCAGTTGCCAATCATAATCCATTTGCACATAGGCATATCGCTCCGTAACCGCCCCGTCTATCGGCTGGCGACCCGCATGCTTGGCGGTTGCACCCTTGCCAATGGTATTAGCCGCTGCAATGCAATGGAAATCTGGGTGTATCTCTACCATTTCGCCACTGGGAGCTGCTAATATGCCATTCTCAAGGGCAGCATTAAAAGCGACCAAGGCACCGGGGTTGCTTGCGTCTATTTCATCCCACAGATACAAGCCCCCGTTTTTATAGGCTTCATAAAATGCAGTTGCTATATAGTTCCCGTTGGCGTCCATATAGCCCATTAATTCGTATTTTTGTAGGATGGCCCCCGTATAATAAAAGGCTAATTTTAAGGCTTCGGCGGTCCGCTTGGCCAAGGTAGTTTTGCCACTTCCCGATGGACCACATAAATAGATGTTAAGCCCCCGGCTGATCAACTCTAAGACCCAAGGAAATATCCGATGGTTAAGGCCCTTTATTTCTACTGTTTCGCCGTCCTTTGTTACATCTATTTTGTAGTGGGCTGAAATGCTACTTTCCAACCGGGAGAGTCGCTCTAGTATTTCATCCACCCGTTCGTCCTTGCCCCCGCCAAAAATTTCCGCGATGGCATCGGCTTGCGGTTTGCTTATCACTACACTGCCTTCGTCCTTGGGGGTGGGCTTCGCTTCGACCTTGGTCTCAACCTTGGGCTTGGCTTCGACTGCCCCTTTGTCAATGGCGTGGGCGGGGCATGTGTGAGGGTCATAGTTGCCATCCATATCAGTAGGCCAAGGCTTGCCATCCTGTATGGCCCTTCGCCTTGCCATGTAGTGAGTATCACATATAGCATGCAATACGTTGCTCCTTGCCGGGGCTGTGCAGCCATCATAGCTGCAAAGGTTGTTCATTGTTGCCATCTCGCGACTCCTATATAGTGGTGTGGGTCACGGCCTATCCGTGACGCGCGTTGAATATGCGGGGTAGGCAAGTGTATAGTCAAGCACAAGGTAATTTTTTTTTATGACTATTCCCCTTGCCTTTGTCACAAGCTCTTTATTTGTAACAAGTTAGCCCCCGTTATTTTTTTTTCGGCAAGGGTTAAAAAAACCACAAAAGTTATCCACAATTACCATCTACCCCCCTGCAATATTTGCACGTTATCAAGTTGTAACAAGTATAGGCAAGGTGTAACAAGTTAGGGTTTTGGCCTATTCTTAATATGTTTATTCTTGCTTGGGTCGGCCTATTATAAATATGTTTATTATTTCTATCATAAATATCTTTATTCGTGCTTGGTCGGGGCATCGGTTCGGTGGATTGGATTGGATTGGATTAGATTGGATTTGGATTTATTTTTTTATTTTTCATTTAGCACTTGACTAATCAACTGGATTGCCATAGATTAAGAATATCGGCGGGATAGGCCCCCGAAAAAAAGGAGATTATAAAGTTATGGCGATTATCAACACGATTGACAACGGCCACGATTTCGTGGCAGAGTTCGCGCAATGGGAGTATTATAAAGATTGCTTTAGCATACCAGCATTGTATGCCCTTTACATATACTTGGACGAACTCAGCAGCGACACGGGCGAGGACATAGAGCTTGACGTAGTGGGGATTTGCTGCGAGTTCGCGGAGTATAAGGATATAGACGCAGTCAAAGAAGATTACGAGGTCGAGGATTTGAGCGACCTGCAAGACAAAACCACCGTTATTGAATTTGATGGCGGGTTGATAATAAGCCAGTTTTAACAACTTACAGGCACCGCCGAGGGATAGGCCCTTGGCGGTGCCTGTTACATTTTAAGGAGATTATTATGGACAACGATTGCGTTTCTTGCGGCGAAATTGACGAGGAGTTGATTGACGTTGACGGGATTGGGGGGCTTTGCGAGGGTTGCTTCCATGATGGCGCGGCAGATTACATCACGCCGGGAGGGGATTGTATATGACAACATCCTACAGTATATGGAAAAGCGACGGGCCGCTTGGGTATGAAGTGGTTGTAACTTGCGACACTTGTTACAAAAGAATATCAGATTGCGATTGCCCCGAAGAATGCGAGGGGTGCGAAGAGTGTGACAATGATTTTTACTTTACGCCAGATTACGATGGCGAAAAAACTTGGAGACAATAAAATGCCTTGGGAGATAAGCGACCAATCAGACGGCGAGCAGGACCCCGATGAGATTGCCGAGGATTTAAAGGCGGCAGACGAATATCTGGCGATTACAAGCTGCGAAGGGCCAGCCGATACAGCGGGCTGCATTTACACAAAGGGTGATTTCTTCAGCTTGGGCGTGATGCTGGCGGGTTACTTCGATTTAAACCCGCACTTATATACTATGATGATGGCGATTAAAAACGCCGAAGGGACTTTCCAGCAGTTGGTCAAAGAGCACGGCGAAGAAAACGCGGGCGAGATTGTCAGAACTGGATTGACAGTGATAAGGGACCACCTTGAGCGCAAAGCGAGAGAGGACGATAGTTCGCCCGCAACCCACTATACAATGAACGAAATCCTCGCGGAGTTGGGACTCGACAAATAATCAAAGCCCCTGCCCGAGTGTTACAACTTGGGCGGGGGCTGTTACAACCAATAAGAGGTTGAAATATGAAAGCCGATGAGATTAGAGAACTGCGGGATAAATTAAGATTAACACAGGTAGAGTTTGCCCAACGAATAGGAGTTAGTTCTATAACAATATCCCGATGGGAACGGGGGGTCAATCGTCCGGTGCCGCTTGGATTGCTTGGATTGGCGAAGGCTAAACGGCAATCGGAGATTAATAAATTAGATTAGTTTGATTGTTTTTAGTTGCGTAGATTAGGGCCTATCCCTATATTAAAATAAACGCCCCCCGCTGGATAGGCCAACGAGGGGCAGGCAATGCACACACACACACACACAACCAAAACCCATAAGGAGATAACGGATTATGACTAAGAAGTTACGAACTAAATTAGATTCGCGCAAGCCCTACCGATGCACTCGCCCGCTGATTTCGCGGACGGATAAACTGGTGTGGGCGTTTTTGGGTTGCACCGTCTTGTATATCGGGGCACATATACTAAGGAGTTTATAGGGTGGATTGCTGTCTATGTGATAGTCAGATAACGGTAGAGCCGTTGAGTGGGTGGGACAAGGGCCACAACGCCGAGCCGCTTGCTGCGGGTCGTTGTTGCGACAACTGTAATAATAACGTAGTAATGGAGCGGATTCGCCGCCTCCACAAAACTAAGCAAAGGGAGATTACACATGCCACAAATTAAAATCGGTGAAACTGTAAACTTTACAGTAGGGGCTTATAACTCTATCAGCAGGGGGCCAAGTCAGCAGGCCCACGGCACTTGGTACTACTCAATTAAAGGGAGCTTTGCGGGTGGCGATAAGCTGCAAGGCACCGCGCATTTGATTTGGAGTATGCTGGAGTGCTGGCCGGGATCGGGTGGCGTTATGGCGATTACGCGGACGGGTGCCGAGGATTTCTCTTCGTCCGTCGTTACAGCGGGTGATGGCCAGCCGCCGAAATTGGAAGAATACAATGCCGCTGCGCGGAGCTTCAACACGGTTGCTCCAGTGGCAACAGGCGAGACTTGTCCCAATGAGATTGACGGGACCGGACCAGCTATTCAGATACAGGCACCGCCTGCCGGGAAAACTACCGCCGCAGCCCCTGCTGCAACTGTAACACCTGTAACATCGGGTGCCTATGAGTTGCAAGATTTGGGTGACTTGGCCGAGCAATGTATGCACCGCGCCTCTGGCATTATGCGTAAGTTTGGGGAAGCGGGTTGGGATGTCGATACTCAGACTGCCATCAGCTTGGGGCAGTCGATGTTCAATCAAGCCACGCGATTGGGGATTAGAGCCGAGAAGCCGAAGGTCGTAGAGGAAGAGTTGAGCGAGCGCGATGCGGCCATCGAATTGGCATTAGAGGACTTCTAAGTGGAATGGATGACGCTGGCCCAAGCCGCGAAATTCGCGGGGGTCAGCTACTTCACAATGCGCGATTGGGTAGTAGTTCGCAATGTTATACCGTATCGCAGATTGGGGAAGCGGCTTATCCGCGTAAACAAAGCGGATGTTGAAGAAATGATATTCGGTGTCAAAGAAACAAAAACTGACGATTGACGGGGATTGGCCCGCGATGAATGCTTCGATTAAGAAGATGAAGGGGCATTGGTCTGGATACGCCAACGAAAAGCGTAGATGGACCGAGCGCGTGTGGGCCGAAGCCAAGGCGCAGCGGCTTGTGCCGATGGAGACACCTATACGGGTGGTCTTTGATTGGCGCATGCCGAATATGCGCCGAGATCCCGATGGATTACGCGGATTTATGGTCAAGTACATTTTGGATGGATTAGTTAAGGCCGAGATTATACCCGATGACAACGCTAAATTTATCGTTGGATTTGAAGATAATTTTAGATTGGATCGGGATAATCCCGGCGTTGACGTAACACTAATCACATGCGAGTAGGGTCATTGTTTTCGGGGATTGGTGGCTTTGATTTGGGCTTTACCGTTGCGGGATTTGACATCGCATGGCAAGTCGAACTTGACCCGTATTGCCGAGCGGTGCTGGCAAAGCATTGGCCCGATGTTCCTCGTTACAATGACATCCGCGAAGTGGATAGCACTACATTACAGCCTGTCGATGTTATAGTTGGCGGGTTTCCATGTCAAGATTTGTCAATGGCAAATGCGAAAGGACAAGGGTTAGATGGAAAAAACTCCGGTTTGTGGTGGGAAATGTTACGAGTCGTTAGCGAGCTTCGACCACGATACGTTGTCGTGGAAAACGTATCCCGACTCGTCAATGGAGGACTCGACCGATTATGCGGGTCTTTGGCCGAGATCGGGTATAGTTCAGAATGGAATATTATATCGGGTGCAGACGTTGGTGCCCCGCACACACGCTCACGTACGTGGATCATATCCTACCCCAACCGTATCGCAGGGCCGGAATATAACAGCAAACCGCAAGGAGGGATCGAAGATCGTATTGGGGCAAACACTATACGACATGGCTTACTTGGCGGGTGGGAAGCTGAACCCCCACCTATCCGAATATCTGATGGGGTTTCCAATAGGGTGGACCGACTTAGAGGATTAGGCAATAGCTGCATCCCACACATTACAGCTACCATAGCACAACTCATAAAGGAGCGAGAGGAAAGCAATCATATGAAAATAATCATAGAGGTCAATATCGACACCAGAATTGTTACTAATGAAGACGAGGATGGTAACAAAGTTAGTAACAAGGAGATAGTATTGTTACCGATTGTCGAAGCAAACCTGCAAGAGGAAGACACTAGTACTAGTACTAGTAACTTAGACCAAGACACTAGTACTAACTTAGAACTTAGAACTACGAGTAGTGAACTTCCGAAGCCACCGATTGTTACTAAAAACGGATCATCGCCTTTTTGCAAGAAGGCAGGCTGCAATACTGAAGCGAAGCGGGGCGGCTACTGCCATAAGCATTACATGACGGAATACCGCAAGTCCTATTCGCCTTCTATCGAAGCTGATATGCTCCACATCCAGTGGAAAAAGCATCCCGAATTAGATTATAAGGCGAAATACAAAATGGCATGGTGTAAAGTTTTTGATGATCTCCACCGCATCGACAAATTGGAATGGAGTGAGATTAGGGAGATCAGTGATTTTGCCCTCAAGTCGTGGGTGCCGCGATTTATGCAATCCCCGACTAAATTTCGACAACCGTCAAAAGCGTATCCCGAAAAGAAATGTTACGAGATCATGCAGGGCCAAATGAAAGGAGAGATCACCGATGACGCAAGCGATGCAGGTGCCTTCGTTGACGACCTCGACTTCCAGTAAAAGTTCTTTACTGAGTCAAGACGCTTTCAAGGCGGGCATTAAGGTTATTATGAGCGAGTATAACTGGAAGCCCGATGAGTCGCAGTTGCGGCAGTGGTATCGCATCTTGGGCTGGCTTTCAGATGACGCTTGGATGAACGCCATCGACAACTGGCTACTCAGCAACAGCGAGTGGCGGCCCAAGCCGGGGCAGTTGTTACAAATGGCGCGGCAGATGACTCCCCGCCAAGAGCATGAGCGTAAGCAGCGTCAAGCAGCGCAGCAGGCAGAGCGCAAGGCTCATGGCGAAGCAGCCAACAGCGAGCAACTGATACGTAACTGGTCTAAGGTCATGGAAGAAGAGAAGGCGATGAGCTTCGCCGTAAGGCGGGCAATACTGTCACATCTGCGGATCGGTTACAAGAAGCCCGAACATATCAAGATTGTGTTGGATACGATTGATTTGATGACCATTGAAATGGCAATGGTTTTGGCTTATGAGGATCCAATAGCCGAGGCTATAACGGTAGCTACTAAATTATACGAAACAAGAAAGGAGGCAATGGTAAGTGGCGAAGAGAAAGTCCTATAGCACCAGCTTTAACCATGCTGGGATTAGAGACAATGCACACACGGGCGATCCGCACAACCTGTTATGCTGTGCCGTGCTGACTAATGCTGGCAGGGAGTATATGAAAGTAGCGATGGACGCTACGTCCGCTCTGAAGCGCAGAAAAAGAAAGGAGTGTAAAGAGCTAAAAGCACGGCTCTCAGCTATACGGTGCGAGTTGTTGAGCGAGAAGAATCCGTGGACGAATTACATATCACTGGAAGCGACTTCGATAGTAGATCAAATGCACCGAGAACTAAAACGCAAGGGGTGCGACCCAAGCGTTCTAACAACCAACCACAACCCATAGGGGAAAGAAGTTATGTTACATCAATATAAAGTAGTGTTTGAAGCGGGTAACCACAAGGGTGGCAAGACCTACATTGCCCGACTCCTAACGCTCACGAAAGATGCTTTAGTCAAAGCCAATGATGGCGAGCCTGTAAAGCCTGCAATGGAAGTCATCGCCAAGGAGTTGGGGCTTACAAAAGAAGGCATCAACGCTGAATATCTTAGCATCATGTGCACTAAGTTTTCGGCGGGCGTAGATGACAAAGTTAAATATTTGTTTCGTAGGATTGGTCGTTACGTGCAAGACAACGGATGCTGGCCTACGAAAGAGATCCTACGCCATTGGCCAGAATACAAGAATATGAAGGGTCACTACGTTGAGCACTCAGAGCGGGCCTATACCCACCACCGCGACCTTGGCAAGAATAAGTTGGAAAAAGAAGTAATAAAAACGGCCAGTGATGACTCCGTTGGGCTTAATTTTCGAGTGTCAGAAGATTTTGCGTGGGAGTTCAAGCAAGCCGCGTTATCGGCCAAGAAAAAGCAAAACGAATTTTTAACAGATTGCCTTGCCAAGTCTAAGCATTCTCAGAAACAGGATAACTTGGCGCAACAGTTGGCTAAAGAGGCTAAGACCGCCAAGGAAGCCTACAGCCACCTATCGAAAGAGAGTAAGCGGCTGCGTGATGTGATAATGATGATGGAGAGTAGGGTGTCAGCACTGGAGGAGAGCCACGAGGATGCCGTCAGAGAGGCGAAGGAGCTATACGCGCTCATTGACGAGGCTACGGCCCCAGCACCCGCCAAATCGCGTTACAGGACGTTTGACGGGCTATTAGGAAGGCGCAAGGGGCCTAAGTAGCGGGCCATAGAATACCCCCGTCTTCGGTCTTTCCGAAGGCGGGGGCTTTGCCTTTGCGTGTAACAACGAACTCTCCCCACTACACCAGCCTGCAAAACTCCCCATTCCACAAACCAATGTAGCCGCCCGCCATTACAACAGGCAAGATTGCGGTTTACCCTTCTCTAATATCGACCAGAGCTTGCCCGATTAGATAAGCACATGCTACAGCCGCCATTGGCCACGTAAGCTCTACGATGCCTGCCGTTGTTACAGCACCGACCACCGCTGTTACACCCAGCTTGCGGCTGCCTAATTTAGTTAGTAACGCTTTCATATTTCAACCTCTTCGGGTTCGGGTGCTTCATTTGGGTCAAGTTTGTTATTGTCGGGAGATTGCAGTAGTTCACGAAGTGCTATGAGGTAGCCCTGCTGCCGCTGAATCATGGCATCAGCTTCGTTCATCTTTTGTAACGCCGCCTGCTTGATCTGCAAGGATTCGGCCTGCTGCTTTTCCATTTCCTCTATCTTCTGCTTCAGTGCATCTTGTGACATGTTACTTTCCTATCTCCTGTAAGGTGTCTAATGGACGTTCGATTCGTAATGATTTAAGCTCTGAGTTGGGAACTGTCAAGAGGGTTCCACCACAAATTTTCTTGTGGTCTATATCATATAGGTAGAATGAAGTGCTAAAAAGAGTGGTCTTGGTTATGCGGGCGGGCCTGCGGGTGCCGTTGGTATGGATGTAACAAACCATGTTTTCGTCATAGTTGCTCCCTAAAAACATGGCTATCCCAGCCAAGGCATTCGTCACCGAGTCCTTCAAAAACAGCAGCGCGAAACCGACTACGAAAAACCATATATATTGCTCCACCAAGTGCGAGAGTCCCGACTGCGCCCCAAAACTTCGTAGAGCCTCCTCTGCGCCCTTTTCGTCCACGCCTAACTCCCGCTATGAGTCGCACGATACGCCCAGCCAAATGTCATTGTCATAGTCCATACGATTACTCCGTAGACTGCTTCGTGGCCCCAAAATTCGGCCCATGCCCTGCCGCCGGGAAACCCGACCACCTTGAATGCCTCGTAAAATATTGTAACAGTTATAGCCGCTGCGCCCGACCAATACCCTGCCTTATTGGCCTCGTCACGCGCCTTTTGCTTTTTGCTCAGTGTTACAAGCTGGCCTTTTGCTGCCTTGGCCTCGCTGCGTGAAGCCAGCAGGTCTTTGCGGTTAGCCTTAGAGACCGAGGCAATCGCTCGTTTCTGCCGCTTGGCTTCTTCCAGTTGGCTATAGAGTTGCCTATAAGCCTTTTTTACGTCTGCCAAGGACATGCCATCTGGATCGGGCGGCAAATTGCTCCAGTTAATCCGAAACATCTCTATAGCGGTTCAAGGTTGACCGCATTACAATTCCAATACTGCATAACGATATTATCGCCAGCAATGTAACAAACCCGATCTCGCAGTGACTCACGCAGCTTGTGCGGCTTGGAACTCAGTCCACGCCGTTTTGATGTCATCCGTCCAGACTGCATTGCAGATTGCTTGGACTTCAGCGGTTTCGCCGCTAATATCTGCGTCGGGGTGCAATACGTAGCGGCGAAAACTGCGCGTCAACTCGGTGCCGTCTTCTTTAATCACGGACGCTTCGCGCACTTGAACCGCTTTGTATTGACCAACGACTTCAATCTTGTCTTGCTCAATAGTTTTTTCGATTGCCATTTTATTCTCTTTTCTAAACAGTATACTGAAGTATGAATCGTAATTGCGAGTATTGGGTGCAATCAGAGTTGGTCACATTTGTAACGCCTGTGCTTGTTGACGAGGATAATTTTTCAATATTTACATATGTGCCATTGGGGTTTCCGTCGCAGGCAATACCATCGCCAAACGCGATCAAATTCGACCATGCTCCAGTGCCGGGGTACTGATTTGTTGTGTTTTGTATTGTGTACGGCAAACCCGTAATTACCAGTGCACCCGAACCAGATGGCGAGTTCGCAAGTGCTCCTCGGTACCATACCGTGACCATGTTGCCGATTTTAGTATACCACCCAACATTGTCTGTCTGTGTGTTCGCTGTGCCGCCTGTGCCGCCGAATTTCCAAACTGGAGTCCAAGTACCTTCTTCGTAGTCATCCAACGCGTTCGCCGCCGCAGTATCGCCGTTGAATGTGAGGCCACCGCCAGCCAAAATCCGCATACGCTCGGACCATGTAATATCATTACCCGCAGTGCCGCTGGCGGCGTTATCAAACGTAATATTGGCTGATGACATTCCGATGCGCGAAGCCTCGTCTGTCGCTTGATATTCCCACGAGCCATCACTATCGTAATGCGCGTTTTGAACAATATATGCGGCTTGCGAGGCTTGCACTCCCGGCTGTGATGCGAGGGCCAGTGTGCCGCCGATCTGAACGAAATCGAACGCCGATGCCCACGTTGATGGCGTTTCGCCCACCCCGATGCTTTGTCCCGTAATGACCTGACTACCCCCCACAGTTAACGCGCCGGAGGTCGTGACACCGCCACCATCCGCTATCGTTATCGCATTATCGCCATCAGTGTAGCCGATACTCGCCGTTTGCACCTCGCCAGCCACATTTACATCGCCGCTGAAATCGCCCGTAGCCGCATCCAGTTCACCGCTCAGTGTTACATTGGCTGCGCCTGTGATGTTGTTGCTATCGTCAATGATGATGCCTGAGTTCTGGCCGGTCTTGCCCCCAGTGCCATCGAATTTTAATACAGCATTATCCGTGCTGCTGCCGGGACCACTAAAATCACCACCACTCCCTCCTCCAGCGGCCTCCCAATTAGGCAGGGTGCCAGTGCTGGTGAGTACCTGCCCATCGGACCCTATGGCGAGCCGCGCCAAGAAGCCGTTAGCATCTCGGTAGTAGACATCACCCGTTGCATCGCTGCCTACAGCCAGCCCGGCATTGGTTAGGATCAAGTCATCAGCCGACTCGTCCCATAACAGGCTCGACCCACTGGTTGCACCGAAGAATTGGACATCGTAACCCGTGTCATCTACGCCAACTGTTACAGTATTAGAAAATTGAGCAGCCGCCGAGAAGGTTTTGGCACCGGAAAAGGTCTGCGTAGTGGATAGGTGCGCGGTGTCGGCATCAAGGTAGGCCGAGGCTACTGCGGTGCCCTGCCACGTGCCTGTGGCTACCGTCCCTAATACGGTTATGGCAGTGCTTGAGCCTACATCCAATAGAACAGGCGCACCGCTACCGTCCGCTATTACGATCTTGCCATCTGTTGCACCTACAAGCCCTGTGCCGCCATAGGCTAAAGCTACCGCAGTGCCCTGCCATGTGCCCGTGCCTATCGTGCCAACTGTAGTAATGCTACTACTGCCAGCAATAGGAGAGTAGAGGGAGCCAAGGGCCGTCCCGCCAAGCGTAATTGCATCGGCTTCAAGCGTCCCGTCAACATCGACATCGCCACTAAAATCGCCTGTGGCAGCATCCAGTTCGCCCGTCAATGTAACATTGCGGAAGGAGGCAATATCTTTATTGCTATCTACGACTACAGCCTTCGATGCCACTACCGTCCCAGCAGAAGCTGTATCTAAAAAATTAAGCTCGGCAGCAGTAGTTGTTACAGCTACCCCGCCGATCAGCAACTTGTCTTTAACTATATCTATAGTTGCACCACCAGCGGTTAATAGTTTGTCCGCTGAAGTGTCCC